TTGGACACCAGCTCGGAATTTATCGTTCTTGAAGTAAAGCACAGTAAGGATAGAGGCCAAAGCACCAAGAGCTAGCAGAATCCAACCGGCTGGGCCCATAGCTGAGAAGGCCAGATACATAGCTATTTTCAAAGTACCGAGAGCGCTGATAATAGCTGGAATGGCAACTGAGGCAATAGCCATCAGAGTAGGAGTTATCATTAAAAGTGGACCGCCTACAACCATAATAGCACCAAGAATAGCAACGAGTTTGATGAGTTTCTCAAAAAGCTTCGGATGAGCTCTGGCCCAATCTCCCATAGCTAAAGCGGCATCTCTTAGCTTCTGAATCATAGGAAGAAGCACGGGAATTAGAACTTCTCCAAGAGCTAATTGAACCTCTTCAACAGCAGACTTCAGGAGCTTCATCTGACCTTGGAGGGTATGCAATTGCATCTCAGCCATTTCAGCGGCTTTATTCGTACCAGTGATGCTTTTCGTTAAATCATTGATAGATTCAGATCCTTCTCGCAACAATCTAGCCATTTGGGGGCCAGCCCTATCACCGAATATCTCCATAGTCTGAGGAAGCTTGATCCCAGCTTTGTTCAAAGTCGTAAGAATTTCAGTAAACTTATGAGTAGTAGGATTAACATCTTCAATTTTCAGGTTCAACTCACCAAGAGCATCATGAACTTTCTTAGTGGGATTCAATAAATTGGAAAGACTCCGGCGCAAAGCCGTCCCTGCCATACTCGCTGGTATACCGGCATTGTAAAGCATTCCCAGTGCTGCAGCGGTATCCTCAAGCGACCAACCAGCTTCTTTAGCAAGCGAGCCAATATAAGGGAATGATTCACCAAGCCTATCCATAGTAGCCTGAGACTTACTGATAATAGCAGCAAAAGTGTTAGCTACTCTTCCAGACTCCTCAACCCCAAGATCAAACTGGTTCAGTGCCCCAACAACTATTTCAGTACTAGAAGCTAAATCGGACTGAGTAGCAGCGGCAAGATCTAATACACTTGGTAGAGCTTTCATCATCTTCTCGACGCCAAAACCTGCACTGGCTAGGGTGTACATTCCTTGAGCCGCTTCAGAAGCTGAGAAGATAGTATCCTTACCCATCTTACGAGCAAAGGTGCTGAGCTCTTTCATCTGCTCAGCACTGGCTCCAGCTACTGCTCCCACATTAGCCATACTATATTCGAACTTGCGAGTGGTATTAATGGCCATGCCGAGACCAGCTATTATAGCTCCTCCAGCTATAGTAGCGGCCAAGCCCACCTTGCGGAATTGAGCGGCATGACTCTGGACATATCCATTCAGCCCTTTAGACTGCATCTGAGCGGTCTTCAGTTGATTGCCGAATTTCTTGAAAGTGCCAGTGAAACTATCTAAAACGGATAGTTTCATGCCGAATCCCGTTGGCATTGCACCAGCGCCTAAAGCCATTACAAAGTCACCTCACTTAGTCTGAAAAAAGTTTAATGTCCCGCTCTTCTTCTTCCTATCTCCGCTCTTCTATCCAGGTCGGCCATTTCCTCTTTATCTTTTCTTTCCTTCTCAGCCGTCTCAATCTTCCATTCTTCAAAATACTTCCTGATAGCAAACTCCTTAGAACTCATCTTCTGACTGAATTCTGGCAGAGTCATCCCCATCCGCTCTGAAAGAACCAAAGCAAATCCTAACTCATCACCGGCGGCGAAACCTGGCCTTGACTCGCTCCTTTACTTCTTCGCCAAAGCCACTTAGCTCTGTTATCCTGGTGGCGATTCTATCCAATACCCCACTGCTCTTATCAGCTAACCTGGTTATATCCTCTTTGGAGAATACAGCATTCCCTTCTGAATCTCTGACACCGGCAATCAATATAGCCATATGGAAGGCTTTGATTTGCTCAGCGTTCACAGTGTCATTATCTGGATTCACACTCATTGAAGAGGCTTCCAGAGCTCTGTTTCTTTCATCGTAGGTCAGAGGTTTTATCCATATATCCACCTGCCACTCTGAGATCTCCATTTTTTCCAGCTCAGTGTCTTTGGCAGCAAAAATCTTCTGTTTCAGATCACCTGCAGTCAACTTTCTTTTTTTCTTTTCCTCTACATTTATTCCATTATTCAACTTATCCTCCTATTTTCTTGGCCGCTATTCTGGGGAGGCCTAAAAGAACCTCCCCTATAATTAAGTGCCGGCCAGAATTCCTTATAACCCACTCTTTAAGAGTTGTCCCGTACCAGTCAGCGTTCCAGCTATATCTATTGCTCCATCTACTGGAACAGACATCTCGAAATCAGCCCAAATATCTCCGTAGAAATATTTGGTCATATCGGCACAACCTCTGGGATACATGTATATATTCTTCGAGGTAGTTGAATTCACGATGTCATAGAACTTACCCATATTATCGGCATCGTAATAAGCGTTGAAAGCACCTCCAAAGGATCCCTGTCCTCTGATAGAATCCTTCCATTCCTTACATTGTTGCGGAGTATCCGTTATATCCCGTCCAGTTGTAAGCGTCCAACCGTGTCCCTGATCTATGATTCCGATGCCTTCGAGAATTATATACCCAGCCTTTCCATGAAATTTTGCCACTTTTAGTCACCCCCTACAAACAAATTAATCACTCTTGTCTTCTCCAATAATCTTCATCATCTTCTTCATTCTATTTATATATGTATGCTCCTGAACTTTCCTTTGCCCACTTCTGGCGGTAGCTTCTCGTTCCTTATCCTTCTCCAGATATTCCATTATCTTCTCGGCACAATCAGCTACATCTTGGAATACCACTAAATCTTCACCTGGAACAAAGAGCTCATCTATTTCAGCTCTATAATCAGTCAAAAGGAAAGCCCCTGCAGCCATTATCTCGTATACCCTGGGAGAAAGTGAGTAGGGTATAATATCCCTCACAATTTCTTTGCCGTCTTCCCCGATGATTGGCTGATGAGTTTTCGGATCGAGCGCCATACTTTTACTTTCGTTTATCCGGAACTGATTAATAGTTATCTTGCTATTCCGGTAATACTTTATCACCTCAAACTTGCTCAGAGTAGTAGGCACAAAGAACGATTCCAGCTCTGGGCATAGCCCTGCATCTATAGAAGGAAAAGCTCCAAACAATTTGAACTCTATCTTCTTACCTGACAAATGCTGGACCAGTTCCTTCAGAAATTCCAACCTTCCCGGAACTTCAGAGCCTACAAAGAATAAGTCTGGAGTGTAGATTACCTTTTCCCAGCGGCTCAGCTCTCCTTTCCTGTCCCAACCGTATTCAGAGTTGAAAGCGGTAGGGAGGTAATAGCTGTTAGAGTTGAAACGTTGGTAAATATTCTCACAAACCTTATCACAGGTGAAGACGTAATCGTATAGAGGTGCTCTCTGGATCTCGTAAGCTATCATATAAGGACTTTCCGTGTACCAAACTACCTGTTTGATATGAGGAAATCTCAGCTTAATCAGCTCTGGAACCCAAGGCGGAATGTATTGACCGGTTATGTAGATGATAACATCTGGCCAAACCTTCATTATGCTAGTCATCAATCCCTGACAGGCCACCGAGTAAATGTCACTGATGGCGACTTTTTGCTGGGAACCCTTGATGAAACCCTTGACGGCTTCTTGGTAGAACCTGAGACGATTTTTGAGTTCATAACCGGTTACATTGTAACCCATAGTTAGAAGGGCATCTCCAGCTCCACTCCAGACATCAGAAGTTGATATCCCATGACCAGGTTGAATCAAGAGTATCTTCTGCTGTTTCATTCTATCCTCCTTTATCATACTTTATCTTTCTCTTTTATTTTTACCAAATCAGAAAGCATTTATTAGAACAATATTTTCTACCTTCTCTTGATTCCCAAGGAGCAACAGTAAACTTTTTCCCGCAACCCTGGCAGTAGACTCTCGGCCTTCTTCTAATCACAACTCATCCTCTCTTATTTTTCTTTTCCCATTCTTTTATCCAATATAGCTTCAACTCCCTACAAACCCCGAAGATGTAATCGTCAAACGTTAATGTATTCAGCTTCGTCAACTCCTTAACCATTTCCAGCATAGCTTCATCATCTTCAGCCATCCATCTGCCGTCAACGAATTTCAGCATAAATCTATCTGTGACGGTCTGGTAAATCCCCTTCAGGTTATCGTCCATCCTTCTCTCCTTTTTTATTCAATTCCCCTATTCCAACAAGATTATAGATTGGCAATCCCGTATTTGGGTCAATCTCTTTAGAAGCCAACTTAGCTTTTCCTGAGTAACCCGGCTCACCGAGACAGAAATCAACATCATAAGTGTTTCCTACTACAAGTTTTTCAAGTCCTCCCCTTGCTGGACATCGCTCTATTAATCCGCTTATTATGTCTTTGCTCAATCTCCTCCTCCTTTCTTTATATTTTCCAGAACTTTATCTACTTCTCTACCATACCCCATAGTTTTGCGCCCCAAATAGGCAAAGGCGGGTTGGCCAACCTTCCCTCTCCAGATCCTCCAGCCATATCTCACCTTTCTGGAAACAACACATTCAAATAGACTGTCCGCCCAGCTCCTGAACCAAGTATAAGTTACATTATGCTTATGAGCTGGATGAGGATTGTTGATAGCGTTATTCTCGCAACAGTGAACAGCGATATAGCCTCCAGGTCTCAAGATTCTATTCATTTCTATAAGAGCTTCCAGTGGTCTCTCGAAATGATCAAGCGCATTCATACAAAGAACCAATCCAGCAAAATTCCTGGTTATCGGTAAACTCTCTGCTTCAGCTTTAATCCATTCAATAGTTCTATCCCGTTCTGGGTAAACTCTCTCATACTCATCAGCTAAAGGATCAATAGCAAACTTGATGGCTGCTTCCGGTAGAAACTCTAGAGCTGAAATAGGCCCAGAACCTACATCTACAATGGCTTTATCATCAAGTCTGAGCAAATCTATTCCCATTTCTTCCAGCATCTTAGGGTATCTAACTCTCTCCCGTTCGAGTTTCTCCCAGCGGACATCCTCATCTTCTATTGCCCAAGTCCTCAATTCTTCTTTTAGGACATCATTCATAGTAGTTCTCCCTTATGCTTCCAACCTTCTTTTTCCATCTCTTTCCTTGTCCAGATAGAGCAATTAGGATCATTGTCCCAATTTAATATTGTCTCACAAATAGGACAAGCAACCACTATCATCCGAGCATCTTCTTTCTCATATTCCACTCTGATAGTTCCTTCAGAGCTTTTGTGCGCACCACAAGTAGGGCACCAACAACTACCCTCATTCATAGTAGTTCTCCTTAGATTACACTATGTAACTCCCGAATATTAGCGGTTCCCTGGAAACTCCAACTTCTTTGCCTTCCCAAAGTAGAGAGGTATACGGCTCGCCAAAACCAAAGTTGGAAACTAGATCTTCTGGAGGTAGAGCCAGCCAATAACCAGCCTTCTTTATTTCCATTTTCTTCATAAAATCCTCTCCAAAGGACCAACTTCCTTCTATCAAATCCCCGAACTTCTCGTAAATCTCTCTGGAGAAGACCATAGTTGATCCCACGAAATCTTTCACCGCCTCAACCTTCAATCCATCCCTTTCTTCAGTTCTGATAAACATCTTTTGCCAGATACAAGGTTCATAATGATACTTGAAGAGTCCCATCACTCCTACCTCTGGGAAAGTCTCCATCAGACCAATAGCTTTTTCTAGCCAACCTGGTTTGTATTCCAGGTCTGAGTCCAGCTTGAATAGATATTTTCCGTGAGAAGCGTGAAAGCCCCGGTTGATCCCAGCTCCTACTCCTAAGTTCTTTCCAGCGTTCAATATCAAAGAGCTGATTTCTTTGGCTCGGTAGAGCTTCATTAGAAACTCTACATTCTCTGGAGCCATGGAGCCATCGTCCACAACGATGAGTTCGTGCGGATAGGTGGTATTCCTTTTTAGAGAAGCTATCGTCTGGTGAAGGAATTGAGGTCTGTTGAAAGAAAGAATCACTAATGAAGCCAAAGGTTTACCCTTTACGCTGATATAAGGAATTGACTCTTCTTTATCATTCAGGAATTTCTTTTGCATCATACCGTCATTCCGGAATAGCTCCGCAAACTCTTGATGATACAGGAAGCTCCATCCAGCTTCCTTTGCGGCTATCTCATCTGAGAGATGGTTCCCTACCATAAGTTTCACTCTAAAAGAATCATCCCTCGCTTGTTCTCTCAAGGCAATAGTTTTCATTTTTGCCGCATCAGTTTCACTTGTCTCAAAAGGAACCAAATCTGGAGGACCGTAGAAATCTAACTCAGGAAGAAGATCTTTTATCAATTTCCAATTCCCGCATATTCCTACCGTCCAACCAGCATTTTTGAACTTCTTCACCACCTCTGAAGAAATAGGCCCAGAATGTAAAGGTGAAATCTCAAGAGTTCCGTCTGAGTCAAAAGCTATTATCTTGCCCATTCTCACTCCTTTTCAGCTATCATAGTGGTAAATAGCCCTTCGCCTGAGTGGAAATTCTTTATCATAGTAAATCGAGCCTTGATTCCGTAGGCTTTCTTATCCATATCGTCCCTGACACACCAGTATTCCCAGAGCTGAGGGTGTATAAGCCTTTTGTGATCAGGGTTAGCGAAGGCATAGCCAGTATCAAATTTAGGACAGATCAACTCCAGCGTCCCTTTCTTTTTCAGCACTCTCCAGACTTCTTCTATTACGAAGATTAGATTCCCGACATGTTCCATAAAGTGAGAGCTGTAAATGAAGTCAATAGTGCAGTCCCCGAAAGGCATTCCTTGCTTTTCTACATCTCTGATAATGTCTACCCCAGGGTATTGAGCGGCGTCTATCCCTATGAATGGTTGGAAATCATTCCTCTTCCTTCCTCCACAGCCTAAATCCACTCTAATAGCTTGCGAATGATGCATCGGTAAAGCCATTCTATCGGTGCTTTTCAGTTCTAATTTTACCTGGATATTATCCAATCTTCTCTCCTATTGTCCCTCTCAACATCTTCCAGATTCTACTCTTATTCCCTGGAGCGTTTACCCAGTTCCAGATCTTATCAACCGTTTCAATGGCTCCAACTTTTGGCTTCCAAAATGGGGCTATCTTGCTGATGTCACTGATGTAAACCAGGTGATCAGCTTGTCTCCAATCCTGGTAAATGAGGTCGAAGAGATTCCCCTCTAAAGCCACTAAGTGATCAATGACTTCCAGAAGGCTGAGAGCATTATCCGGCCCGCCGCCGATATTATA